ACTAAATAACGCAGTATAATGAATTGAAAGCGCATTCGGAATGGCAAAAGGATTTAAGGTGGTTACCACTCCACCTAAAACAGATGGTACAACATCAGCAAAGACTGATGAATTTTCTATTGAAGAAGCAAGAAAATTAGTAAAGGGTAAAACTTTTATATTTTGCTTGCCTGGTAGAAACGTTTCATATATCTACCTAAAGAACTTTGTGCAACTTGCATTCGAGATTGTACAGAAGGGTGGTACACTACAAATATCACAAGACTATTCATCTATGGTGAACTTTGCCAGATGTAAGTGTCTAGGAGCAAATGTTCTCAGAGGTCCTGATCAGTTGCCATGGGATGGTAAATTGAAGTATGACTATCAGTTATGGATTGATAGTGACATCGTATTCGGTCTAGAGCAGTTCTATAGACTTCTTTGGATGGATAAGGACATAGCGGGTGGTTGGTACGTTACAGAGGACGGACAGACTACATCCTGTGCACATTGGATGGAAGAAGAAGATTTCAAAGCAAATGGTGGTGTAATGAACCACGAGATGTTAGATGGTATACAAAAGAGAAGAAAACCATTCACATGTGACTATTCTGGATTTGGTTGGTTACTAATCAAGCACGGTGTATTTGAGAATAAAGAAATGAAGTATCCATGGTTTGCTCCACAGATGCAAGTCTTTGACTCAGGTGAAGTACAGGATATGTGCGGTGAGGATGTTTCATTCTGTTTAGATGCACAGAAAGCAGGATATGAAATATGGGTAGATCCTAAATGTAGAGTGGGTCACGAGAAGAATAGAATAATCTAATTCCTATATACGTTGAAGCACACAAATATATGAGATGGATGACAGATACGATATCTACGTTGACGGGGTACAAACTCACGAGAGTATAACTGAGTCGGAAATGGAAGAAGTGACTCAGGATTTGGCAGACGAATTTTACGAAAACGGATGGCCACACCCCAAAGATGTAGAAGTTAGATACCTAGGACATGAGTAGGGTTCCGAGCGAACCCTTTTTTTTATGCCACTAAATAGATAAATATACCGAGAACTCCTTCCACGACGGAATAGTGCCACTACAAAGAACATCAGAACCATTCAGAGATATATCTTTGACATTCAAACGTCACCCTGTGACGAATGATATTATAATGCTAAAGAATGAAGATGCAATCAAACGTGCAGTGCAAAACCTTGTACGCACTCAGATTGGAGAGCGATTTTTCAATACTAAATTAGGCACTAAAATTACTTCATCTCTATTTGAATTAGCAAATGATGATTATATTGAACCAATTCAAACTGAAATAGAAATGGTGCTAACACAGTATGAACCAAGAGTACGTTTACAACAAGTGGTCGTAGAAAGTAAACCAGAACAAAATGCTTTGGATGTTTCTATACAATACAAGATTGTAGGACTCAATTCACCATCGCAGAATGTCCAATTCATTTTAGAACCAACTAGGTTATAATGGCACTACAGCAATTTACAAACTTAAACTTTGAAGATATAAAGTCATCCATAAAGGATTACCTTAGAGCAAATACTGACTTCAAAGATATGGATTTTGAAGGGTCTAACCTTTCTATCCTAATTGATATATTAGCGTACAACTCATATAGCACAGCATATAATACTAATATGGCAATCAATGAGACATTCATTGATAGTGCCACATTAAGAGAAAATGTAGTATCATTAGCAAGAAATATAGGTTATGTTCCAAGATCTAAAAGAGCAGCGAGAGCAACTGTCAATTACAGTTTATCAGGCATAACATCTTCAACAAAACAGGTAACAATTCAACCAGGCGTAGTTGCTAATGGATCTGTATCAAATATAAATTATGTCTTCTCATTACCTGAGTCTGTGACTTTCAATGCCTTCAATGGAGCATCTAGAGGTGTGATGGTAATATATCAAGGTCAATATATTACTAATTCGTATGTTGTAGATAATAACAATCCTAGCGAAAGATATGTCTTACCTAATGATAGTATAGACACTTCTACAATTAGTGTAAAAATAAGGAATAGTATTTCTGATAATACAACAACAAATTATGAGTTGGTAGATAACATTATAGGAGTTACATCAACATCTAATATCTACTTATTACAAGAGACAACAGATGAGAAATACGAACTATTATTTGGTGATGATGTATTCGGTAAAAAGTTAGAGTCAGGAAATATAATTGATATTAGTTACATAAAGACTAATGGTAAAGCAGGAAATGGTGTAGAAAGTTTTAGTTTTGCTGGTCTCATAAAAGATGAAGACGGTGCTGATGAAACAGACTTTAGGATGTTCCTTTCTGCTAATGAAAAATCCTCTAATGGTGATGAGATAGAACCAGTAGAGTCTGTCAAATACTATGCTCCACGTTTATATGCAGCACAGCATAGAGCAGTGACTGCTAATGACTATGAAGCAATAATTCCATCAATATATCCAAATATAGAATCTGTGAGTGCCTATGGTGGTGAAGATCTTGATCCTCCACAGTTTGGTAGAGTATTCATAGCAGCAAAACCAAAGAATGGTTCGTTCTTGTCAGAACTAACTAAAAAGCAATTACTTACGTCACTAAAAAATTACTCCATAGCAGGAATAGTTCCATCATTTGTGGATCTAAAATTCTTGTATGTGGAGATTGATTCATATATTTACTACAACTCAAACTTTGTAGGTGATCCTGATAATCTAAAAACAGATGTAATAACTTCATTATCACAATATGCATCAGACACTGAACTCAATAAGTTTGGTGGTAGATTCGCTTATAGTAAAGTATTGTCAGTCATAGACAATGTAGATGGTTCTATAACTTCTAACATAACTCTAGTGAAGATGCGAAGGAATATCAATACTAAGATAAACCAATTCGCACAATATGAATTATGTTTCTTAAATCAGGTGTATGCACCAAATGAGAAGTATAATATTCACTCAACTGGATTCACTGTATCTGATGTGGTTGGTACTTGTTACTTTAGTGATATAAAGACAGATGAGGACTCAGGAACACTATTCATGTTCCAGATTCTAAATGATGAAAGTATCAAGGTCATATCAAATAACTTTGGACGTATTGATTATAAGAAGGGTGAAATAGTATTAGACACAGTAAACATCGTATCTACAATAGAAGATGATGATGTTATTGAGGTCGAAGCGATACCTCAGTCTAATGATGTACTTGCTAAAAATGAATTGTTTTTACAGTTCGATATATCAAAAAGTGATTTTTACACAAGAGTGGATAGTATCTCTACTGGTGCTAATACATCAGGTTCTAGATATCTTCCAGAATCAAGTTACTTTGGAGGTAAGAAGGTAAGAGGAGCAATCATCACAAGCACCACTACAGAAACTACTTTAGTGGGATATGTGAATGGACAACCATATTATGGAGAATTCCATGTTATGGCTGGTGGAAACAGGATGACAGGTGCAACACACACAGTTGCAAGTAAGCAGATTACTGAAACAGCACAGACAATTAGCAATAGCGGATACTAATGATAGAAACCTCGTTATCAAGAGTCAAAATCAATGAAGTAGTTCAGAGTCAAGTACCTGAATTCATTGATGCCGATAATCCTAACTTCGGCAATTTCTTAAAACAATATTATCTCTCTCAGGAATTTCAAGGGGGATCTGTTGATATTGCTGAAAATTTAGTAGATTATAAAAGTCTAGATTTTCTAAACAATAGAAACCTAATCGGATTCACCTCACTATCTCAATATTTGAGGGGTAAGCAAGATACGATATATGTTGACTCTACAGATGGTTGGCCAACCTCTTATGGTTTGATAAAGATTGATGATGAAATTATTACGTACACAGGAATAGGAACAACATCATTTACAGGATGTATAAGAGGATTCAGTGGTATAGAGAATAATAAGAAAACTAATAAACCAGAATATCTAACATTTACAAAAACAGGTATAGGTACACATGAGAATAATTCACGTGTACAAAATCTTAGCAGTGTATTTTTACAAAATTTCTATAAGAAACTAAAAACACAGGTGCTACCTGGTTTTACTGAGAGAAGTTTACATGGAAAGGTTTCTAAGAGTAATTTTATAAGACAAGCAAAAGACTTCTATCGTACGAAAGGAACAGAAGAAGCATTTGAGATATTATTTGGTGCACTGTATGGTGAAAAGGTTGAGATGATTCAACCAGCAAAGTTTTTAATCAAACCATCAGATGCAGATTATATCAGGACAGAAACTATAATTGCAAAACAGGTTACAGGTGATGCTCAGTCATTATCTGGTCAAACATTGTTTCAGAACACTAATCCACAGACAAGTGGGTCGATATACAATGTAGGTAGTAGTATAATTAATGGTGAAACATATTATAGTTTCGCTATATCTGAAGGAACAACCTTTGGAAAATTTGTCCAAAAGAATAAAACTTATGTTACATCAAGTACTCCATCTGGATCTAGTGTTATTAATGTTGATAGTACTGTGGGTTTCAGCACCGCAGGTCAACTCTATATTGGGAACGTTTCTTACTCGTATACAGGGAAGAACTACACGCAGTTCACGGGTATAACATCTACAGCGAGTATAGGATTAGGTTCTACAATTACACAAGGAACTAATGCTTATGCATACAATAACGACTCTTTAGTACAGGTTGAGATAGTAGGATCTCTTACTAAATTCAACGGTTCTGCTCTAAATCAAGTAGAAGATAGTTCTATAAATGTAAAGACTGTTGGAAAGGAACATGATAGTCTAAGATGGTCAAGTTGGATTCATAACGTATCCCCAAAATACAACGTAGTAACTTTCAGAGCATTATCCTCATCAAGTTATGAGTTGACTCTAAATGCAGAGCATTCATTGTACTTTGGTGATGAGATAGAGATAGTAGATATAGATGATGTAATCCTAAATGGAACAGTTGTAGCACTATTGTCTGATACTAGAGTATCTGTAACATGTGGAACGCTATCTGAATTCAAAGAATATTTTGTAAGAAGAAAAATAAAGACTAATCTTGGTGCTTCTGCTGATATACAGAACAGTTACTCTGACTCTTTAGATAATGTATTTGTTGCCTCCAACTCTCTACCTCACTGGACAATCAATCCACAGAAAAGAATAAGATTATTTGATACTGTCAATGAATCCTTAGGCACAACAATCAATATTGCAGATCACAATTACTATGATGGTGATCTTGTTACTTATACAGTATCTTTAGGAAATAAACTCACCAATCTTACAGTGGGTGAGTCATATTATATAAAGAGACTTACTCCAAATAGTATTGCTCTTGCATATACTCCTGAGAATATTAGAAGTGCAAAGTACATAACTGCATTTACATCTACAGATCTAGCATCTATCTCAATCCATAATCTTACACCAAACATTTTTTATGGTACTGAAATAGGAGCTCAGAAACTATTACGTAAATTCTCTAAACCAGAATATGCTGATGACCATGAGAAGACTAAACAGGGTGGGGTAGGTTTATTTGCTAATGGTGTAGAGATATATTCATATAAGGCAACAGACACTGTAAACTTTGGAACACTAGAAAGTGTTGATGTTCTTAACACTGGTGGAGATTATGATGTTATAAACCCTCCTAGTCTATCTGTATCACAGGTAGGACATTCTGGGGTCGGAGCATCTGTCATAGCACAAATGAAAGGAGAACTTACTGATGTTCTTGTAGAGACACCAGGTTTAGATTATTTGGAGACTCCATCAGTATCAATCGTAGGTGGAAACAATAAAGATGCAGTTGTAAAAGCAGTTATGAAAATTGCTCCAATCACATTGGAGTTTGATAGCACCTCACAAGGTGGTATTGTAAATACTGCGACTGATAGATTTGTATTCTCAGACCCTCATGGTTTTGTGGATACAGAAGAGGTTATATACACCACTAATAGTAGTACACCTATAGGTATAGGCACCACACCTGGTACATTAGTTGATACATCTCCGTACTTTGTTGTAAAAATCAACGACCACGAATTCTTCCTATCAGAGTCAAAAAATGAAGCATTGCTTGGTATAGGAACTATTCCCATATCACAGAATGGTGGTGGATTGCATCAATTAAAAACAACTCGTAGAAGACTTACCGTAGATAAAATTGGTATAGAAAATTCTGGTGCATTTTACAATAGAAGACTGGAGACCATATCAGGTATAAACACTTATATCGATCATATCAATATTGATAGACATGGTTTTGAATCAGGAGAGAAGATAAAGTACTCCTCATCTATAGGAGCTGCTGCTGGTCTAACCAATAACTCAGAATATTATGTTATAAAGATTGATGCAAACTCTTTCAGGTTATCAACATTACAGGATCTCTCAGATCATGTTGATGTAACATCTACAGGTAGTGGTGTACATACATTCCAAGATCCTCCCATCAATATTGTTATCAACGGTAGACAAGGAATCAGTACATTTAATGCTACAGCACAACCATTGATACGTGGTGAAATTATAGGAGCACATGTCAACAATAAAGGAACTGATTTTGGATCTAAAGTTATAAACGATGACTTCAAACCAGATGTTACAGCAGTCACAGGTGACAAGGCATTCTTACAACCATTCATTATCAATGGTAAGATAGATCAAATTATAATCAAGTCAGGCGGTGAGAACTTTGTTAGTATTCCTGATATTATTATTACTGGTGATGGTGTAGGAGCAAAAGGAAAAGCAGTTGTGTCTGGTGGTAAGATAATTGCAATCAATATGATTGAGAAGGGTGCAAACTATACACAGACAGCAACAACTGTAAAGGCAGAAACACCTGGTGATGGTGCTATATTGTCATCTAACGTAAAAGAGTGGACAGTCAATCAGGTAGAGAGATATGCTAAGATAAATGACGTCATGCCTGATGATGGATTTTATGAGGTTCAACGTGACTCTGAGTTAGGTAATCCATATGTAAATTATTATGTTCCACGTAATCTAAGAACATACTTAGGTGATAATGGTAGCGACCACTCTCCTATATTAGGTTGGGCATATGATGGTAATCCAATCTACGGTCCTCACGTTTATAAGGAATCTGATGGTGGTGGTGGATTAGATTACATCAAGTCATCTTATGATAAGTTGACTGGTGAAAGAACTAACGGACCTTCTATTGCAGAATATCCTTCTGGATTCTTTGTAGAAGATTTTACATACACACCTGGTAAAGGAGATCTAGATGAACACAATGGTAGATTTGGTGTAACACCAGACTATCCAAATGGAGTATATGCATACTTTACAACTGTTCAACCATCTCAAGTTGCTAATGCTGGCAACCCATTCAACCGTGCTAGAGTCCCAGTATTCCCATATGTAGTGGGTGACTCATACAAATCTAAAGTTGAACCACTAAATCTAGGATATGATTTTGATCAAGATGTAGATCCTGTATCATACGGTTTAGTTAGAAACGTCAAACCTTACAATATCAATGATTATGAGTTTATCTCAAATTCTCAGAAGAACACAAAACTCGCTTCCAAAATCATACGTGCAAGCAGTGGTAGTGTTAGTGGAATTGATCTTATCGATGGCGGTAGCGAGTATCGTGTTGGTGACGCTCTACTATTTGATAATGAAAGAACCGATGGATTTGGTGCAATTGGATCTGTTCTCAAGATTTATGGACCACAACTCAATAATATCACGACAACAGTACAACGGTTACCAGACACAACTTTTATATACTCTCCTGGACAGATTACAGGTATAACGACTGTACCTCATGGATTC